GCGCATCCGAGAGGAGGCTAAGGGTTAACGAAAAAAAGGACAGGTACGGCACAGGGATCTCCCATGCTATACTTGTCCTTTTTTTCGCTTACTTACTTCTTGCTGAGTAGGCCACCCAAGCGATAACAACCGCAAAGTAAAGCCAACTGATACATAAGTCTTCCATATTATATACCTGTCCACTCGCAGCTTGTTCCTGTGCATGCGAGCTCCTGTGAGGAGGTTGTTGTGTCCTCAACCTCGAAGGTAGCTAAAGCCTCCCAGTCAAAGGCAGGCATCTTAGCTACGGCATCATTATACTCATCTGCACTGATAGGCTGGTAGGGAGCCTGTGCGTAGACGTGGTCGCTCCTCGGTAGAAGAGCAATACCTGACAGTATGTCAAAGTTGGCCCACATCCAAGAGCAAACATCGAAGAACTCATCATCACTATAGTAGACCGTGATAGATGGCTTGTGCTCACACCATGATGTCGCATAAACCTTCCACAGTTCCAGCTGCTGAATTGCAGTGACGTCTTCAGTGCACGTGCTCCCTGCGGGTGAGCTGATTGGAAAAGAAAATACAAGAGTAGTAGCCTTTGTGACGTCCACTTCATAAGGGAAGCCAGCCCATACCATGTACTGAGCCATTGGGTCCTTACTGTCTGCGCGAACTGTACGCAGGTAGTGGTCAGAGAAACGTGGGTGTATACCGCTAGCGCTATTGACCAGCTGAGACACAGTCCCCGAAGGTTTAACGCAAGTGATTGAAGCGCTCTGCTTAATTCCGAGGCGCTTAGCCCACTTCTTGTTAGTTTTGATTGCAACACTTCTTAGCTCCTCAAGCCAGCCTTCTAGCTGGGCTACGTTACTACCGGACATTACCGGATGATCCATTATACCTGTCAGGCTAACACCGAGGAGTGCTTCCTCTTCAGTGTTGCGCTTCCAGATGGGTCTAAGGTATCTGAAGTTTGTTAGCGTTGCCTGTAGCGTCCCTATGATGGTCGCAAGCTTTACCTTCTGCTTGAGAACGGGGAGACTATCCGTGGCACGAACCACAACCTCCGAGAGATTGCAGAACTGGTTAGGTCGTAGGATGATCTCGCTGCAAGGATTCGTGCCGAACTCTGGCGTAGGGTCACGTCGTCCCGTTCTACCAGCGATAGCTCGAGCTGCCTCCCTATTGAAGACGCCCCTCTCTCCACTCTTACTTGCATGTAACGCTCCCATTTCTTTCCAGAACAGATTGAAGTCTGGCTTGTTAGTGTAGCAGGCTGAGTTATTTGATAGAGCCCTTTGGGCCTCGTCCAGCCACCATTGGCCGCCCTTGGCTGTAGCCATAGCGTTGCTGCTTGGGTTCGATAGTGATATTAGAGCGCTCCGGCGCACACCACCTACGACGATCACCTCTGCTATCTTGCAGCAAATGTCGTGTGCCTCTAGGTCGGTCAGTCTACGTTCCTGAGCGAGCGTGAACACTTCTACGGTGTACACAAAGAGGTCTATAAGGGGTTGTGGTCCTGATGCCCTGCCGCCGAACGTATGTAACCGCTCACCGGATGCCCTTACCAGCGACGTGTCCCATGTAGGGATGATGCCGGAGTAAAGGCTCTGTATTAGTGTTTTGTATGCTGTTGCCCAGCCTACCTTCGAGTCTGCCACAAGGAGCGTAACTTCCTGTGCGTACAGTTGAGGTACTAGCGGTAACTTGTCTACATACTGGCGCTCGACACTGAAGCCGACACCTGTCCCACAGAGCAATATGTACATTAGTTCATCGAATGCTCTCGGGTGATCTATTGGGAGGTAGCTGCAGTTGAAGCCTGCTACGTTATCCCTGTCTAAAGCCTTTCCGGCTGTCATCAAGGCACGCATGGATGGCATGACCTCAAGGTTTTCTATTGCTTTGGTGATTGTTTCTGATTCTGCGGTGGTAAGAATGTCGCCCCAGTAACTGACGTATCTTTCCACTGTTTCAGGCCAGTATTCTCGTCTACCGTCTCCATCCAACCATCTGGCATAGCGAGAGGAGGCAATGTATTTGCTGTATTCATCCATGTTATTGGTGTCCTGTCCAAGGCTTCTGTTAGGCATAGTGATATGCACATTGTTACAAGTAATAGGTTTATGTATTCCATGATGTAGATAGGAAATACGTCCTATCCTCCGTGATTGTGTCTCCATATGAATATTGCGATAGAACTTCCTATACCTACCGCTGCTGTGACTATGATCCAAACTACTCGGGTGAATACAGCCTTACCTCTAGTAGTGTGGTTATTTTCTTCCTCGACTACATCTAAACGCTTAGAGTGGTCTGATAATACAAGAGCGTGTCGTTCTACTCTCTCCCTTAGTACCCTCTCTCGCTCAACAATCCTTATTACCTCGTCGAAGCGATCATCTCTATCCATAAGTTACCCCTATACCCTCAGCTGAATTTCGACCAAAAATCGAAAGTGGATTATTAAAAGGCCCCTACAACCAGACCGAGGAATCTGGAAGGGGGCAAACTGCTCAGGAATTGACTTCCTGTTTCAGGAGCATTTCCGAAAGGCGTTCTAGCCTACGTTTCACACCTAGTGAGGTGCCTGCTCTGTTGTACTCATCGTGTCTGAGGAACTCCACACTGGCCCCGCGCCAGCGCTCCTCATTTATTAGCCTTAGTGTCCGTGGGCTATGGCCTAGGTCACCGCGATACTCAGCGACGATCAGCTCTGCCTGTAGCTCCTCGGTGTATTCCTCCCACCTAGGGAACCTCAATGAGGCCCTAAGGGAGTGGTGAATGAAAGTTTCACTGAAAGACATGCCCCTGAAGGCTCCTGTTTGCCCCACACCGGACGTTAGGTTTCCCTTAGTGTCAAAGTATGGGCCATATACATAGCCTTCCTCAAGGATTACACGCTTCTCAGCTAGGCTCATTCGCCTGCCTTCCAGAGCCTCTACAGCCTTGACTGCAGCCATCCCGTGGAGCGCACTGGGCGTATCCGTGGGTGTTGCTGCAGGGGCTATAAGGGTCATAAGGAGTAGGAGCAGCTTTCTCACTGTCCCTCCTCATTCTTCTCGTTGTTGTCTGCGAACATCTCAGTCAGCATGACGTTGAATTGCTGGCCATACTGCTTGGCCACTGTACCTGAGTAGGTATCATAGAAGGCGTCCTTGAGCTCAGAAGCGTATTCCTTCTTCTGCGACTTGCTCATCTTGCCTATGGCGTTCTGGTTGAATGCCTTGACCAGCGACTTGTTGCTGAAGTGATCTACGATCTGAGTTAGGACAGGGATACCTGCAAGGATCTTGGTGCCCATCCTGCCACCTGATGCGGTGAGGCGTATGAGGGCTTGACCAACTGCACGTGATCTACCACTACCTTGTTTGGTAGGATTACCCCGTGTACCTGATTGCCTTCCACGCTCGCCCCAAGTCTTGATTGCGCCTCTCACTTGCTCAGCTTTCTCCTTACCGAAGATCTCATTCTGCGCTTCAATGTCTAGCTTATCCCACCTGCGGGAGTAGCCAGAGGAGTTCATGTTCTCGACACCTTCACCAGCCATAAGAGCGGGTGCGTGGCGACTTGGAACTCCTGCCTCGAGAGCCTCAAAGAGTTCAGTGGCTTGAATATCATTCCAAGCTGCCCTGCCCTCTGGGGTTGAGTTCATCTTGAGCTTAACCTTGCGTAGGTCCTTGATGTTTCCCTTCTTCTTAAGCTGCTCCACACCGTAGAGTGCTGTCTTAACGTAGTCTTCGCCCTCACCACCCTTCGTTAGCTCGGTGAGTTTAGCGGCTAGACTTTTGCCGTCCCACTCTTTGTGCATCTCACGCTTAGCTTCCCTAGCTTCCCGTCCAGCACGTATTGGGCTGTTAGGACCTAGGTCACCAGCGTCAAAGCCGTCCTGTACAAAGTCATCAACAGCTGTCTTTATCCTACCAGCAGCAGCGTTCATAGGCTTGTTGGCTGGGGAGTAGAGAGAGTTGAGCTCTTGGATTATCAGCTCAGCATCGTCAACAGAGAGAGGCTTAGACTTCTGACCGCGTGGGCTTGTGCCCATTAGGGGCCCGTCAAGGCTCCCTATGCGATCACTCATCACATCCGTACCCTTGGTGTTCAAGGTAATGCCATACCTCTCCATGATCTCTGCCACTTCCGGCTTGAGAGACTTCTGGCCCTGCATGACCTTCCCGAGCTCAGCATTGACTACTTCACGCAGCCCGTCGGTATCCACCTTAGTGTTGCCACCGTGTGTTGCCCTCCAAGCGTCGTACTTGTCGTCTACCAGCTTCTCAGCTGCCTTCCGCTCAGCTGCCAGCGTACCCTGTATGCCATCACCGAGCTCATTAGGGGTGCGTTGTATGCCACCGTCTGAGTCTACAGCCATCTCACGTGCTTTGGCTTGTATGTCCAGCTCCTGTTGCCGCTCAAACTTAGCTACAGTCTCGTCGCCTGCAATGGCACGGGTTGTGTCGCGGATATCTATAGAGGCTTGATCCTCCATGACGTCCCCGTAGGACTTCGTATAGCCACCTTCACGCTGGGTGCGAGCTATCTCATCCGCAACCGTACGCTCGGTTTCTGCTATGCCTTCCTTAGCGCCCTTCTTGAGTGCACTGCGGTTAACAAGGCCGTCAACCATCTTGCCCATGCCAGCCTCGAAGATGCCTCCTGTGGCTCCCTCAATGGCGCTTGCCTTAAGGCGAGTCTCCATGTCACCTTGTGTGCCAACGAAACCTGCAGTGGCTCCCTCGGCGGCTCCTACGCCCAGACGTCCCATGTTAGAGAGTGCCGGAGCACCAGCAGCGAAGGCAGCCTTGCCACCTCGTGCCGCTAGAGCTGCTCCACGCCCAACGAGGCCTATAGGGGCTGTTGCTGCCATTTGACCTATCAGCCTTCCGCCACCCGCTATCCACGGGCTCTCCTTCTCGAGGGGCTTCATCAGCACAGCTTCTTCTTCATTCCTCTTAGTGATACGGGCAAGGGCGTCATCATCACCTGTAGCTCTCGCGTACAGATCCTGAGCACCCCTTCCTATATCCGTGAATCCACGCCCGATAGACACAGCCAGCTGCTCTGCTTCGCTGAGCCTAGGGGTGCCATCAGGGTTGAGGTCAAACAGTTCCTGATCCTCATGGGACATGGTAGTGTACTTAGGCCTCGCGGTCTCCTGTGGTGCGTCCAGTGCATCCATCTGGGACATAGCGTACTTAGCGCCCTCCGTGTCTCCTTCTTGGTAGAGCCGAGTGCCCATCGACTTCCATTGTTCTCTAGTGTAAGCCATATTATCCTCCGAATTCCCGTTCCATGCGTTGGTCAACGGTCTCATTAGGCGGGATGGTTTTTGAGATGTTACCA